TTAGCTGCTTTCAAATTGAACTCAGCTTGCACACGAACGTTTTCACGGTCTGTGTCTAACTTATCTGCAATACCCATGTTACCACCATTGACAGTATCACGGTATTTAATTCCAAACTTATAAGATGTACCCGACTTCCACTCCTTAGGTTTCTGAAGAAAAGTCATTAAACCGGGAGTACCAGTTGTGACTTGGTCATAAATCTTTGGGAGAATAAATTCTCGGGTTGTTGTTGTAACTGCTGCATTAAAAATCATAAATTATTTTAGACTACGTAAAAAATCTACTGCGGTTCCAAAATTGCTTGGATTAGGTTTAGCACCTGTTGCTCCGGGTGTAATACTGACAGGGTCTGTTCTTTTAGCAATATTTGCTGCTGTAACAGTCTGTGTTTTCTTTATCACCTCAGACATATCTTTCATGTTCTGATGAGCAAGTTTCAAATCTCTAAATCCATATTTATTAGCATGTAAGAATAAAGCATTTTCATTAACAGTTGGGTCAATCTTTTTTACTTCTTCCAGTTGTGCTACAACTGCATTTTCAATTGATTGACGTTGTTCAATAGCTGCTCTTTCTCTTGCTTCTAAATCTCCTTTTACCTCTTCTTTTGCAATAGCTATAAGCTCTGCATAAGTTTGAGGTTGCCATTCTGGGTCTTCATAAACTTTTGGCGTAGGTTTATTATCTGGTAATGTCCCTTTCTTTAGTTCGGCTAATTCTTGGGACTTGCGAGTAAACTCTGGTATAAAGTTTTCTTTAAACTCTTTACTCAAAGTTGCCGCGTCCACCTTTCTACCATCAGGGAGTTCAAATAACTCAACTTCTGGTTCTGCTGGTGCAGCAGGTTCTACCTTTTCAGCAGGTATTGCTGGTGGCGTCTCTACACTTGGTGCTGCTGGCTTGATGTCATCTATTGCGACATTGCCATTATCCTCACTGGGTAAAGCGTCTACTCTTTCCTCTATTGGTTCGGGCATAATATTTTAGACTGATATAGCTTTGCTTGGTCTAACGACTGCAAATATATAACTTGGTCATTAATTATCCTATTAATTATTTTAAGGACATTCCGGTCCGCACTTGTTAGAGTGCTTGTGGGGGCTTTAAGCCCCATTGGAATTAAAATCCCCATAAACACTCTAACTAAAAACTATTTTATTCTAAAGGTTCTTCTTTTTCTGCATTCTTTTCATTTATCATCTGATTCCTTTCTGACATCTTTTGTCCATGTTCTTGTCCTTGTTTCTTAAGATTAAACTCACTCTTGCTCTTTTCATTTTCTGCAATATCCTTTGCTATAACTAACGCTGGGTCTGTTTGTATTCCTATCTTAGCCAATAACTGTACTTTTGCATCTGGCGGAATATCTGTATAGTTTATTGAAACACTTGGTGGTTTCTCTTCTTGCTGTGGTGGTGCAACTTGTGCCATTTCCTCTTCTGATAAACCAACAGCAACCGGTTTATTCATTGCCCATACAACTGCATTCTTTGCAAGCTCTTTAGCATTGTCATAATTCTCAATTTCAAGATAATCTGTAAGTCCAAGAGCACCTTTTTCAAAGTCATTCTGTGCTTGTTCAAATTTAAACTCATTATCAACAGGAAGTGTTTTACCGGCAATGATTTTTACTTCAGAACCGTCCTCAAAGTCGTCCTGTATAAGCTCTATAACCTCTCTGGCACCCTCTTTACCAAGCCATTTAGCATAATGATACTCAGTATAGCGAGTTTTGGCTAGCTGCATACCCCAATCAAATATCTCTTTAGCTACAAAATCACCTAATTGCACCATTTCATTTAATCTCAATTGTGATTGCTGAATAAGTGCTAAACGTCCAGCTTTTGTCTCTTGACCTTGTCTTTCACCCCTAAAAGCAGATGATGCAGCCATTATATTGTCAATTTCTTGACGAGAATCAATCATATCATCAAATACCATTTGTGGAAGTCCTGTTCCTGTTTCACGTGAAACACCAGCAGCAACACCTTTGCCCCAAATGATACCTTTTGTCTCCCATCGGATTCTTTGAGCATCAGATTTACCCATAACAGAAGCATCAATCTTGATTATTCCATTTACAAGCTCACAGTTTTCATCAATATCCATCTTTCTCTTATCAATACCCTTCTGAAGTTCTGCTGATAAGCTAATCATATCTGTTCTACCTATTGGAGTGTTTTCGTTATTAAAAATAGTAGCAAAGATATATGGTTTGCGAGGATTATCAAAATAATTGAAGTAATAAGGTTTATATGTTATTACTTCACCTTCCACAGGAGTCAATGCTTGCTGCTTTCTTGTATCTTGTTCAAGTTTTATATTCTGAATTGATTGACGTCTTGCATCACCTTCAAGTTTTGAAAGTTCTTGTTCCTCTTCTTCTGTAATTAAAATACCGTCCCAGTCCCAATATGGATTTTTAATCGTATCAAGAATAATGTTATCAAGTTTGAAAATAGTATAATCACCAATCCATGCTTCCTTGTATTTAACATCAGGATTTTTAATATACATATCAGCTTCACCATCAGCATCGTTTGTGAATCCATACTTTTTCATTAACTCTTCTTTCTTAGCTGGAAAACGTTCTACCATTGCACAAAGATTGTCATCAATCTCTTCAATAGCAAATTCTGAGTCTTGTTCTTTACGAGCATATTTTCCGAAGCGAACACGACGAGGGTCAACAGCTCTAAAATCAAAATCATTTATAATCGGGTTCCAAAATGGCTTTATTACGATTAATCTACCAAAATAAAGGTTGCGATAACCCATTCTCATTGTCTCTTTAACATTCAAATCTAAATATTTCTTTATGAAAAAGCTTTCTAACTTTCTTGCAAAGTCCTGTGCTACTTCACCATCACGAGAAGGTAAAATGTTTACTCCGGGTGGATTTGCAATGACTGCATTTATAACGGATTCCATATTTACGAAAATTCTGTTTGCTTGCACTGTGTAAATTCTTCGTTTTTGTGGAATAGAATCTAACCAATCCGCTTTATTAGAATAAATTGCAGTGTTTTGCTTGTATATTTTTTCTATTGTGTCCCATAATTCAGAGGAGGAAGTCCAACGGGCTTCAACTAGTTTAGCTTTTTGAGTTTCATCTAATTTTGTAAAATCAATTTTCATATTTTAATAAAAAAAGGACAAATCCACTTGGACTTGCCTTCTTTTTTTTATAAGTTTGGGCTAATATTATTAAACTACATATATTATACACTGCGCATACAATAAAATACAATAAAAGTAAAGTATTTTTTATATTACAACACAATTAATTTGTATTGTCAAATTCTTTACCTGCAAGATATAACACATCTGCTCTTGTCACTGTTTTTAAAAGTCCATTATTATCAAAGTGTAATGTAATTGCAGCACCTTTTTGGTTGAATACTTTTTTATCTACCAAAAGATTGAAAATTTCATGATACCTCTGAAATTCCAAAAACAAATTTGCGTCAATTGGACTCAAATATATGATAGTTTCTTGTTGTTCACATGTTGTTGTTTGTTTATTGTTCATTGTTTAATTGCCACATGTTAGTTACATCATAAACGTTATCAGCACCTAGTACACTTGGTATATCTTCTTTAGTTGGTTCACCAAAGAAAGCACCAGCACCACTACTCAACATTGCTATGTAGGAATATAAATCTGCAAAAACATAGTGGTCTTCTCCGGTTGTTGATTCCCAAATGTATCTCTCAATGCCTTTATTGTTTGTAACCTTTTCACGTCTTAAAGTCTCATAATGTTTTATGTATAATTGAAATTCTTTATCTGTTATAACTCCAATTAAATACTTTGCTTCTACCATATCCGTAAACATTCTATCCATTATTCTATCACGGTGCGAATACACAATTCCTTTTTTATCTTTATCACCCCACCAAACAATTGTCTGCGGATTATTTGCATTCTCCATAAAGAAAGACATCTGCATAAATGGATAAGTGTCAACTATATACTTTGCGAGTGTATTGTCTGGCATCGCATCTATAACTCCTGATGTTGGTTTCCAAAACTTTATCAAATCATCTAACTCACTTGGCGCAGTAAATCTTCCAAGTGCGAGTAAACCTTTATCAGAGCGGACAACATAGTGTTTTATATTTCCAACGTCAACACCCAAATAAACATTTCCAGTTCTCAAATCTTTTGGTGTCCACAAATCTAAAATAGTTGTCTTTGATATTCTAAGGTCACCGGGACTAAATGATTTACCAAGCACGAAGTTATTAAAATATGCTGGGTCACCTTGCGAGTCATCAATAATTTCTTCAGCACTTATCCATGCACACATCAAGTGTGAAATATGATAACCAGATATTTTACTGTTAGTAACTTGCTTAACCCATTCACCACGACGTCTAACATCATCACTTATTGGCTTCTTGCAAGCACGACATACAAAACACTTTTTATCAATGTCTATACTCTCTGGCCATGATAGAAAATGTTTATCTTTGCATAAAGGACATGTTATCACCCATTCTTTTTGGTCTGACTTTTGCCACCATTGGTCTAGCTCATCTCTTTCTGTTCCGGGGTTTGAGAATAGCCATCGTCCTTTATACTGTGATGCTTTAGTTCTTGATTTATAAGTCTCTAAAGCTTTCTGGTCTGAACGTGATACTTCATCATGGACAAGCAAATCAGCAGTTGTTGAAATTGCCGCTGTCTTTGATACTGTCCCTTTACAGAACAGAAAGCGGTCATTAATTTCTTTTCTTTCAATTGAGTCTGTGTCCATTCCTTCAAACTCGTGTTTATTGGCTTGAATTATCTTATTTAACTTTGATGAAACGAACTCATTTGTGTCTGAATCAGTTGGAAAGGTATAGATGACATTAAACTTTAGATATTTAATAGCAAATAAAACCTTTATAATAAAACTGATTGACTTTCCTACCTGAGCACAAGCAGTGCAAACAATGGAAGGAGAAAAGTCAGTAAGTATATCAATGAGAAAAGGCCTATCGTGAAAATCAAATGGTTCTCCTTTTTCATTGAGTATACCTTCCGACGTAAGCCATTCCAGAATTGAATAATATTGTTTATCATTTTTGCTCATCTTTTGGTTCTATTGTTGTAATAAATACCTCTTTATCAATTAATGTTGATGCAATATGTGTAGCACTTTCAATGGCTAATCTTATAACTTTATAAGGGTCAATGATACCAGCTTCAAACATATCAACTATTTCTTTTGTTATAAAATCAACACCCATACCAGATGCAAACATAGTTGATTCAAATCCTTCAACATTTGCATTCTTAGCCATTTGAATAAATGGTGCTTTAATTGCCTTTCTAAACATGTATTCTACAGGACTGATTGACATCAAAGCACTTCCACCACCCGGCAATATTCCTTCCTGTAAAGCTGCAAGACAAGCATTCACTGCATTATCAAACTTGTATTTCTTTGCATTAAAGTCTGTATCAGTATAAGTTCCAACCCTGATAACTCCAATACCACCAGTCAATTGAGCCATGCGCTCCTCCAGCATCTTTTTTTGGTAATCACTAGTAGTTTGCTCAATTTCTTGTTTAATACTCTCTATACGTTGTTCTAGGGCTTCTGGTGATGTTTCTGATGGTCTACCACCGATGATAATTGTTGAATCTCTGGTCACAGTTACTTTTTCAGCTCGGCCACACAATTCAACTTTTGCTTCATTTAGCTTCATACCCATCTCTTCAGATATAACAGTTGCTCCGGTAAGTGCAGCAATATCAAACAAAAAGTCTCTTGCACGTTGTCCTGTATAAGGATTTGCTACACCTGCAATGTTGGCAATCTTATGTTGGGCATTATAGGTCAATGTTCCTAAAGCAACAGAATCAATAGCATCAGCAATAAACAAAATATCCTTTCCGGTTCCTATTGAGTTCAATAAACCAAGTATTTGCTCATTTGTGCTTATCTTTCTATCAACTAAAACAATATGCACATCTTCTAAAACACAACTTTCTGTCTTTCTATCAGTAATAAAATAAGGAGAAATTAAACCTTTATCAAACTTAGCTCCTTTAACAACTTCTTTTGTATAACCAAGCTGAGCACCTTTTTCTACTGTTATAACACCATTTATACCAACGTCTTTAATAACTTCTGTTATAATCTTAGCCACTTCAGGATCAAGCGATGAAATAGTAGCTATTTTTTCAATATCTTCTTCTTTAACTTCTCGTTTTAATTTAGTTAATTCAATTAAAGTATCATCTAATCCTTTTTGTAATCGTTCTTTAACTTCTCTAATTCTAGAGCTATCGTTTGCAACTTCTTTGAAAGCTTCATTAACGAGGGCTTGAGTAAGAACTGTTGTAGTTGCAGTTCCATCTCCACCTTCAGAGCTAGTTCGTAAAGCCGCCTTACGTAATTTTGATAATCCAAGATTTTCATATTTGTCTTTAAATTCTAAATGTTTTAAAATAGTTACACCATCATCACATTCAATGGGATCTAAACCTGGGACTTCTATCATTGCAGACATTCCTATTGGTCCTAATGTTGGAGCCACAGCTTTTGCAGCTTTATCTATACCATCTTTTAATTTCAACCTAGCTTCATGTCCTTGTTTAATTTCTTTTGCCATCTCTTTTTTTAATACTTTTATTATATAAATCTAATAATTCTTTTTCTGTTTGAGCCACAACACTACTAACTTCTGTTAAAGGTATAAACGCTATAAAATAGTTTCCTACCTCTATACCATTTATAATATAACTTGGATATTTAAATGAAAATCCTTCTGGTATACCATCTATTTGAAAAGGTTCCAATCCGTTTGTTAATCCTTTAATACTTTCTTTAGTGGCTTTCATAAATACACAAAATATCATACTGAGACACAAACTTTAATTTCTTTCCATCTACTTCAATTTCATGTGTATCAGGAGAATATTTTGCGAACATAATTATGTCTCCAACCTTTATATGGTCGTTACCCATATAAATTGGAACTTCTGGAATTTGTTTTACTCGACCTTTATAAACAAAATTATCTTGAACCTCTACTGTTTTAAAACCTTCTTCTTTGGGTTCATCATACTTCTCTACTAAAATATAGTTATTATTTAACCTCATTATTTTTTACCGTATAATAAATTAAATCCAATGTCCCAAGGTTGCAATGTATCATTAAAATGATTTCCTCTATCTAAAGCCATTAACTTAGACTTTTGAAAAAAACCATCTTTATGTCTATCAGTTATTAACCTGATACACCAATGTCCATTAAAACATTTTGTCTTGTAATAAGCTATTCTTTGAGAAGACGACCAATCTTCTTCAACTTGTTTTATAGCTTGTGATTTAAAATCTTCTTTACATTTCTGACAATAAAAATCTGTTTGTGTTACAAATTTACTATCTTTAATTAAATCTTCTCTTTCTTCTAAAGCTTTAATTCTCTCTCTGTGGAATGTTCTATCCTCAACTCTTTTCTCTTGAGCATTAATTAATTCTTGTATATGCCAATGATCTTCTATTTGTGGATGTGGGTTTTGATTAAATTTCATAGTCCAAAAATTCCTTTAAAACCCTTTTTTTCTTTTTCATAATTATTATGTTCTTCAATAGTTCCTTCTGAAATAAACACAACAGAAGTTTCTTCATTAGGTAATTCCATTAAAGTATCATCTAATCCTTTTTGTAATCGTTCTTTAACTTCTCTAATTCTAGAGCTATCGTTTGCAACTTCTTTGAAAGCTTCATTAACGAGGGCTTGAGTAAGAACTGTTGTAGTTG